AGCAGCGTCCCATTTGGCATAATTGATTGCTACCACAGCACGATCTCTGCTGTTCATTTTTGACTCAATTACGCTTTGACTTTTGGGTTTGATTTCAATCAACTCAGCTTTGACTGTGTTGTCTCTGGTACGATAGGTTATGAGAAAGTCAGGCACATAGCTGGTCATTTTGCCTGTGAGTGGATGCAAATAAGGAATGCGAATACTTTCAGATGCCCACTGCAAAATATTGTCGTTGGTATCACAAAAGCGCATGAAGCTGTGTTCCCAGCCCGACCTATATCTAGGCTGACCGTTGCCCACGTATTTTTTGGCGTTGATTACTTGATAAACACCCTGTGCCCATTTGCTCATTGCAGCACAGCTCTTGCAGCGTAGAAGTTTGGCACTAGCTGAGAATTCACTCCCAACAGTGTGGCACGAGTACGCACATTGTTGAGATAGTAGGCCATGTTAAGGGTCAGTTCTAGACCAGTCTGACCTCTGATATTGTCCAACAGTGTCAACACAGGTATGTTAGTTTGTTCAGCTACCTGAAACAAACTCACTGTGAAGTTGCCTGCAACTTCACCATTTTTCATTATGGAACGAAAGTAGCTGTTGACTATGTCATATTCGGCTGCAGGCACATTGGCTTCAAACTGATAGAATCTGTCGTAGATTCGCACTGTTTGGTCAATGTTTAGATTGGTATAGTTGACTGATCCTGTGGGCATTATACACCTCCGCCGCCACGCAGCACTTCGCCTGCTCTAGGGTTGCTGAGAGCAGTGCCAATTTGTCGCTGAGTAGTGGCTGTGGGGAACACCCAACCGTCGGCTTTGTTGATTACCTGTCGAGTAGCAGATGGCCCAAGGTCTCTAATGGCACCAGTGCCCAGGCTGATGGCTTCGCTCTTGACCACTGATCTAAGATTTTTACCTTTGAAGGTATTATAAGTTGCACCAGCTTTTTGTGCAGCGCCAATCAGACCGGCCACTGATCCAGACTCTAAGTCTTGCAAAATGCCTTGACCAGTGTTTAGTAAACCGCCTTGGCCAAAAATACTGGCTGTTGATCCAGCTCGTGCCAACGGACTGCGTTCTGTATCATAGTGAGCAGTGTCTGGCCAGGATACATTGGCGTCAGGCTTGCCCAGTGCACCGCTGAGATATTTTACAGTTTCATACTTGATGGTCATTGAATTCTGCATGATACCATTGCCTTCGCTGTAGTTGTAAGTATCATGATTGAAGTTGGATATCACAGGATTGATCAAGATATACCTTGCATACTTGTGTTGATCAAATCCGTAGATCTGTATGTCTTTGAAGAACGGTGGCTTGCCCGACGCAGAACTAGTACCGTCCATGAAGTTTTCGCCAATGAAACCCCAGTCACTGACAGATCTATTTTGACTGTAGATATCTCTATTGTTGTAGTCAAAGGGCACTTGATTGCCAGTGATCTGACCAATACTGCCATTGGTAGTGGGTGCATTTGGTACGTATTTTTGTGCAGGATCTTTGTAGTAGTATGAGTAGTACTGATACCACATTTCACGAATGTTGTCGCCACCGTCGTCGTGAAATGTTATGGTCACAGGTTCATAGTTAATCTTGGTCTGTATAACACGCTTACGATTGTATTGATTCAGAGTTTCGGTATCTATGCTGAATTTTGGCAAGTCAATGGTTTTTACTGCTAGGCTAAGATTGTAGATATTTTCAGGATTGAAAATTTTAGTACTTTTTAAAGATTGTATTTCATTGTAGTTCACAGTAAAAACTACATGAAATAGAAATTTGAATCGAGGTTTTAATTCGTATGCGTTGGTGCGAAAGGTTTTGCTTGCGTGAGTGTAATCACGCAAGCTGGCCGTGGCCGTGAAACCTTTGAGAAAGTCTTGACCAAAACTGGACATGGCCTACGCCTTATTAGGCGCCTTGGCCTATGCCTGTTACAACGTCGTTGACTGTGCGGCCAATAACACCACCAATACCGCCGCCACCTTGATTGCCTTGGTTAGCGTTGTCGTAAGCAATGGTCAGTGTGATTGCCACTGGTTCATTGGTGCCGTAGTTCATTGGACCGTAGTCTGCGGCTTTGAGATAGCAACCATACAGTTCCCATGACTCCAACACAATGGGTTCATTGGCACCGTTGCCGCCATCAAGAATTTCAAACTTGGTCAAAAACTTGTAGTCAATACCTGATGCAGCTGAACTCATTTCCAAAAAGTCCATCTGTTTTTGCAACTGTTCGCCAATCAGCTTGCTGACATTGCCTGATGCATCGTCACGAATTTCAGTTTGTACATCTGCCCAACTGTGACGTCCAGCCAGTTTCAATGTGGAATTGTAGATTGGCAAAGAAATTTCTTCAAATGTGAGATTGGGTCTTGAAAAACTCACAACCTGTTTGGTCAACTCAGTGGTCGGTGTTGATACGCCCAGATTTTCAAACATCACTCGGAAGCGATATCTCAGTTTGGGCATCAACAGACCTTGTGTGCTTGCACTTTGATCGCTGGCAAGCGGTACTGTCATTTTGTTTAGTGATGAACTTGGCATGTGTATCTCCTATGTTTATTTACCTGTGACACGAGTCAAAAAATAGGGCCGGAGCCCTACTTTTTATGCGCCTCCTGCAATCTCTCCAGTGTTCTTGATACGCAGCGGTATGTAGATAAACTCCACTGCCTTCACTGGTTCAATGGCCACGTCAACCCACAATTCATTGGCATCAATGCGGGCCGGAGTGTTGTTGCTCAGATCGCACACAACCAAGTAATCGTACAATGCACGTTTTGCAACCAAGTCTACCATCAAGCTGTTGATAGTGTTGGTAATTTCATTTCGAGTGATTTGGTCATTGGGTTCAAACAGGTACAGTTTGCCAATTTCTTCTAGGCGTCCACGCATGAATGCTACCAAACGTGCCACATTGATACGATCCAACGCAGTGGTTGTTGTAGTAGATGTCTTGTTACCAAAGTTTGTAATACCCACACCGTTGACAAAAGTGATTGGGTTAACATTGTTTAGGTACAAAATATCGCGCAGGGCTTGGTTCACGCTCAGTGACACAAACTCACCAGTGGCACTGTCAATGTAGCCCAGTTGTAAAGCGTTGTCAACAACACCACGACGTGTGCCTGCTGGAGCCAACCATGGGTAGCTCACAGAGTCGCTGCGAATAATTGTACGCATCATCATGTGACTTGGAGCAGTGACCACTGTGTTACCACTGAGGTCTGTGGTCTGGCAGCTGGGGTAGAATGTGGCAGCATAGTTGCTGGTAGCCGCTTGGCCATCACCTGTGGCAGTGCCCAAACCACTGTTGTTGGTAGCCCATTCAACCAAACTGTTACCGTCGCCTGGCAGGCGCATTGGAGTGTCACCAACCACAAACAGGGTGTTGTTACGCTCATTGCTCAAGGCAATCATGTTGGGAATCAGTTCAGGATAACTGGTAGCTGCAATCAAATTGTATTGTGCAGTTTCTTCTCGAGCTCCCAAACTGGTATCTATACCCGATTTCATGGCTGCAACAATCATTTGTCGTTGAGCTTGACGACCTGAATACATTGCGCCATTGCTCTTTAGACCGCTGGCAGATACCCAAGTGTATGAATACTCAGGCAAGTTACCAATGGTTGCTGGAGAAGCAGGGTTATATGCTGGTGCATCAGGATAGTTGGCAGAAGTAAAATAATTGGTTGTGAATCGCTTGATGTTGTATCCTGAGCGACGTGTGTTCCACAACAGCATGCCCTGTGGATAAAGGGCTGCAGAAGGCGCATCAAGGTCCAAATAGTTGCTGGTCAGCAAACTTTCAATGGTAGCAATTTCACCAGCAGCAGGATCCACTGCGCCGCTGGCTGCCCAACGTGCATCAGCAAAGTAGATACCGTTTTGTGTCACAGCATCAGCAGTGTCAATGGCCACCCATTGATCTGTGCCGCTCACTGATTCCCAACGATACAGGCTTGGATAGTTTTCTAGATCACTGCTGTCTACCCAAAGATCACCATATTGCAGTGGACTCAGAGCTGAATCAGTTTGCGTGGTTGGAGCTGTGGCTGCGATGATTGGTCCAGTGGCATTGCACAGTGTGAGATCATAACCACGAACATCGTTGCTAACGTTTTGATAACCCACCCAAGCACCATTGTTTTGAATCATGATGTCAACTTGATCAACTGAGCTGTAGTACCACAGACGACCATTGTCTGGATTGGTATCAGGTGATGTTGGACTAGAGATGTAAGTAAACAATGGTGAAGTAACAAAGTTACTGGCCAAAACACTAACTCCATCAGCACTCAGACGACATTTGGGTGTGTTCACTGTGATACCTGCAGTGGCCAACGCATTGCCTGACACATTGAGAAATGATATTGGGCCACCTGTGCTTTGGGTAAACACAATGTTGCCAGCACTGTTTACACTGGCACTGACATATGGAACATTGGCAGCCGAAACAGCAGCCAAGAAATCAGACACCGTGCCTGTGCCACCAATGGTCACTGTACCAGTGTTATTGACCACTGTACTACCTGGCTGGGTACTGCTGATTGTAAAACTGTTGCCTACAGTGAACGCTGTGCCAGTGGGCACAGTGGTTCCTGTGACAACCATTGCGCCCAGAGCAATTCTTTCATAGATTTCAAATGCCAGGCTTTGCAATGGAGCAACTTGACCAGTTTCAACATTAGGCTGTACAAAAACTGAGCCAACTGGAATGTTTTTGCCGCCACCAGTGGGGTCTTTGGCAGCAATGTACGCAGCTTCGCCTGGATATGCAGGGCAGTCCACAGTTACCCAATCTCCTAAAACTGTGTTAAATTGTTTAATTTTAACACTGAGACCGTTGTTGACTGCGCTGATATTGTTCCACACACTGCCAGTGGGGCGTGGTTGAAGTTGTGTAGAACTCCAACGCGGAGCTTGATAACTGTAAGACGCAAAGTATATTGGAGTGTAGTATTCTTTGGCTTCTATTCCCAATGCTGCCAACAGTGCAGTGCCACCTG